TTCACAATATTTCCGTTTCTTCGATTTGAGGCAAGCACTTGCAGTTACAATGGCTGGGCAGTTGTCAATTCGTTGGATTGAGAATCAACTAAATCAATATATGAACTCACTTTTGAAAACTGATGGTGTCGATTATGTCATTGCTTCGGATACAGACTCGATTTATTTGCGCCTTGGTGAACTTGTTAACAAAGTTTTTTCTGAAAAGAAAGAGACTGAGAAAATTGTCTCCTTCATGGATCGTGTCTGTGAGGATAAATTTCAACCGTTTATTGATAAGAGTTACTCTGAACTTGCTGAATATGTTCATGCATACGCTCAAAAAATGCAAATGAAACGTGAAGGTCTTTCCGATAAAGGTATCTGGACTGCAAAGAAGCGTTATATTCTAAATGTTTATAACAATGAAGGTGTTCAGTATAAAGAACCTCAAATGAAAGTCATGGGTCTAGAGATGGTCAAATCTTCTACACCCTCTGCTATTCGTGAGAGGATGAAAGAAGTAATTAAGTTGACAGTAACATCAAACGAAGATTCTGTTCAGAAATTTATTGAGAACTTCAAAAAAGAATTCGATAAATTGCCTCCTGAAGAGATATCTTTTCCTCGTTCAGTCAATGGTCTAGACAAATATTCAGACAGACAGTCCATATATACTAAAGGAACTCCGATTCATGTAAAGGGTGCGCTTCTTTATAACCATATGTTGAATAAGAAAGGTCTTTCTAAAAAATATCCTCTTATTCAAGAAGGTGAGAAATTAAAATTCACATATCTAAAGAAGCCTAATCCTATTGATGATACAGTTATTTCGTATCCCAATAGATTGCCTTCAGAGTTTGGTCTTGACAATTACGTTGATTATGATTTACAATTTGAGAAGTCGTTTCTTGAGCCAATCAAAATTATTCTAGATTGTATCGGTTGGTCAGCAGAAAAAACAAATTCATTAGATAGCTTTTTCTAAGGAAATATTATGAGTTTATTGGATAAAATCAAAAAGAATTCTACAATTAAAGATGCATCGATTCTTTCGAAATCGAAATTCTTTAATGAGAAAGATATGATTCCTACGGGAATCCCTATGGTAAATGTAGCATTGAGCGGTAGACTGGATGGCGGTCTTACTCCAGGTTTAACTATGTGGGCTGGTCCTTCTAAACATTTTAAATCAGCATTTAGTCTTTTAATGGCTAAATCGTACATGGAGAAATATGAAGATTCTGTTCTATTGTTTTATGACTCTGAGTTTGGTACTCCTCAGTCTTACTTTAATACATTCAGCATCAATACTGAACGAGTCCTTCACACACCCATTACCGATATTGAACAATTAAAGTTTGATATCATGAAACAATTGGAAACAATTGAACGGGGTGAACGTGTGATGATTATCGTCGATTCGATTGGTAATCTTGCTTCAAAGAAAGAAGTTGAAGATGCACTGGACCAAAAGTCTGTTGCTGATATGAGCAGAGCGAAACAAGTTAAAAGTTTGTTTCGCATGGTCACTCCCCACCTTACACTGAAAGATATTCCAATGGTTGTAGTGAATCACACTTACAAAGAAATTGGTATGTTTCCGAAAGATATTGTTGGTGGTGGTACAGGTTCATATTATTCAGCAGACAACATTTTCATTCTCGGTCGCCAACAAGAAAAAGATGGCACTGAAATTACTGGTTATAACTTTATTATTAATGTGGAGAAATCTCGCTATGTCAAAGAAAAATCAAAAATTCCTATCTCTGTTTCGTTCGAAGGTGGTATTCAAAAATACTCCGGGCTCCTGGATGTAGCACTTGAAGGTGACTTTGTAATTAAGCCAAGTAATGGGTGGTATTCCAAAGTTAACAAAGAAACAGGTGAAATTTCTGACAAGAAATATAGATTCGATGCAACACAGACCGAAGAATTCTGGAAAGAAATGTTAAATAATCCAGAGTTTAAAGAATATGTGAGAAAGAAATATGAAATCGCTTACGGAAACATTATGGGAAATGCTTCAGTTTTGGAAGAAGCCCAAGAAACTGAAGCTTGATGAAGACTTTCAGTTTCACGATTTTCCCGATACTGATTTAACTGGCATAAGGATTCTTAAAGGTCCTTATGCTGGTGTTTTATATTATTATACGAATGCTGCTGTAGAAGAGCAAGGTTACCTAGCTACACTTCGATTTGGATATATGGTCGTTGACTCTGGTAATCTTAACAAAATGGACTTGGAAAAAGACGAAAATTTTGTTACAATGCTTGGTGACATTCTCTCTGAAATTATTTTAATGGAAGGTAATTTTGAATCGCCTCGAACATTCTATTCTGAAAAATCTGATCTATAATGAAGAATACACTCGAAAGGTTATGCCTTTCATCAATCATGAATATTTTTCCGACTCTACAGAAAAATATATTTTCAAAGAAGTAAAAGACTTCATTGAGAAATACAAAACGATGCCAACGAAAGAAGCGTTGGTAATTAATTTTGTAGAATCTAAAACTTTAACTGAAGAGCAGGTGAGGAGTTGTGTGGATCTTGTAAATGAGATTCACAAGCACAAAGATGAACCTACAGAAACTCAGTGGCTAACTGAACAAACTGAAAAGTTTTGCCAAGATCGAGCATTGTATAATGCAATCATGGAATCAGTTAGTATTCTTGATGATAAGAAAACTAATAAATCAAAAGGTGAAATTCCCAAGATTCTTTCCGATGCACTGGGTGTTTCTTTCGATAACAATGTTGGGCATGACTATATTAACGACTATGAAAGACGTTTTGAATTCTACCATCAAAAAGAAGAACGAATTCCGTTCGACTTGGATTACTTTAACAAGATTACAAAAGGTGGGCTACCTAACAAAACACTCAATATTGCTCTTGCTGGGACTGGTGTTGGTAAGTCTCTCTTCATGTGTCATGTTGCTGCATCGTGTATTTCTCAGGGTTATGATGTTTTGTATATCACAATGGAGATGGCTGAAGAAAAAATTGCAGAAAGAATCGATGCAAACCTATTGAACATCAGCATTAACGATTTGCATGTAATTCCTAAAGAAGATTACACCAAAAGATTTTCTGCACTCCAAAGTAAAACTCAAGGTAAACTTATTATCAAAGAATATCCGACTGCATCAGCTAGTGCATTACATTTCCGTTCATTGTTAAATGAACTTCAATTGAAGAAGAATTTCAGACCAAAGATTATCTTTATTGACTATTTGAATATCTGTTGTTCCAGTCGGCTGAAGATGGGAAGCAGTGTCAATTCTTATACCTATATCAAATCAATTGCTGAAGAACTTCGTGGTCTTGCTGTAGAGTTTGGTGTTCCAATCGTTTCTGCTACACAAACAACTCGATCTGGCTTCAGTAACTCTGACGTTGGGCTAGAAGATACTAGTGAATCATTTGGTCTTCCAGCGACGGCTGACTTCATGTTTGCACTTATCAGCACAGAGGAATTGCAACAACTTGGGCAGATGATGGTCAAACAGTTGAAAAATCGATACAATGATCCAGGTGTCAATAAGAAATTTGTCATTGGAGTTGACAGGGCTAAAATGAGACTGTATGATGTAGAATCTAATGCACAAGACTTGATTGACTCTGGAATGGATGATGATAAGCCCATCAATACATTTGGAAATAGAGATAGAAAAGACTTTGGATCTAAATTTGGAGGAGTAAAAGTATAAATACCCAATAAACTATTGGAGTCTTTATGCCCGGATCGTTAAAAGTTCACGGACTGTTATTTAAACATAGTACACTAGATAAATCTTATGTTTTAAATTCTCCTTCTCCTACAGAAAGAGGTGAACTAGCAGTTTTAGAACAAATTAATGGGTATATTATGAAAATAGGATCTCCAATTACTGTGAAAGCTGGGCGACATACATTTAAAAATATTTACGGGGCAAATAAAGTAGAAGGCACTCCTAAGGCTGATATTGCTCTAGTTACATTTAATGCTAAGACCAAGAAGTTCGAAGATGTATGTTTCATATCTCATAAAATGGGATCCGATGCTGGAGGCTTTCAACAATATAGCGGTATTACTCCGAAAGCTGACGGCCAAAAGACAGGTTCTATCTCAAAAGACAAGAATGTGGTTGATTTTTTGAGAAAATTGAGTGGCTATCACAATACTATTGTCGGAGCTAAAAAAAGATTCTATGCAGTAGTTAAGGATAGAAAATTAATAGGTAAGTCTATATACGGTCCTCAGTTCGGTGAAACTAGATTTGGAATAGATAACATTCATCTAATAGGTCAAGGTGATGTTAGAATGTCTGTTGTTGGAAATGCACACAAATTAGATTTTACCGCACACGCAAGCTACAACCCAGATGTTTCAGAATTCATGAAGAACGGATACACAACTATTATAGGTGCTCGTTATTCTTCAGGAAGAAATTATGAAGTAGATGGAGTAACCTATAAAAGTGTTAGGGTTTTAATTATGCCGAAAAAATTAATTGGTTCTAAGGCTGAAGAAATATGAACTTCAAAGATTTTATAGTTGAGTCTTCGAAGGAAGGAAAGAATGTTCA